TGCCAGTGTTCAAATTGACGCGCATTTACAGAATCTTTTGTATCTACTTCGCGGCGCGTTCTAGTAATAAATTGTGGATGAGGAAAAGCATTGTAAGAGGATGCCGTATGTTGATCGGGATATACAGGTTGAGCCATTTAAAGTACCTTCTTACTAATAACGTAAGATGATTATTATCCCTTTTACTCACATAACTAAAACACTATCAAATATGACGATTCATGTATTTCGAATTCTTACCATTGGAGGAACAACCTTGTGGAAAGAGGCTGATTCACTTGACCTACATCAGGATATTTTACATCCGAATGGAATTTATCTTGATAGTGTACCCATTCTATGGAATAATGCGTACTTATGTAAAGTGGATATAAATAAGACCGATATTAATGATTTTTATCAGTGGACGGAAATACCAAAGAATAGTGATCTATTTTGTTGGAAAACATATTATACATTTGGTAATAAAAATAACCATTGTGGCTGGATGGAGATACCGAAACAGGAACGATTGGAACCCTATTCATGCCATGATATTTTGGAAGGTATCTATAATTATGAAAAGAAAGTGGTCTAAACCCCTATCATGTTTATTATATAGGTATGGATATTCAGAAAACACGAAAGAAGATGACTGTGGAAAATCCAGTAACAGATGAGACATTTAAAGTGCTATTGGAAGATTCTGCGCGCGAGGCGTATTCTCGTCCATGGCATCGAATTGAGCGTGGACTACGTTTGAATCGTCTTCGTATTTTTGTAGAAGACATTGCGCCACAATATGGGATGAGCAAGGAAGAAAAGGATGATTTCTTTATTTATCTTCAAAAAGCACTTGACAAGAAACTTCTTAATACACTAAAGGTTGTATTGTATAATCAAGAAACGCAGCGAATTTCAACAATTAAGGGGCTTGAACTAAAGAGAAATATTGAAGGTGTGTTAAAATGGGCGTTTAATGTGAAGAAGCCACGAACGGACGCTTTGGGAACACGAAAGAAAAAGAAAGAAGATGAACACTCTGTATCTACAATACAGTCAGCGGGTATAGCGACAGCGACAGGGACAGCGACAGGGACAGGGACAGCAACTATTACTGATATAAATGCATCTGTATAATTGATGTAAAATTGATGTGATTACATTATATAAATAGATATAAGATTAGATAGAGATAGAATGCAGTTCAAAGAGAAATTACAGATTTTGATAGATTCAATTGAAAATTGGCTATCCGACCCTGAAGATAATGTACAATTGCAACAATGGCATGATGAAATAAATAGTATAATTTACTATCTGGACTGTTCTGAAATAGAAGAATCCTATTTAGAAAGAATTGTAGAAATGTATGATACCTTGATAACAACTCGTATGAAAAGAAAATATAATGAAATTGTTGTGCCAAATACTGATAAATTGGATGAAATTTTAGGAAGAAAGCAGACCGAACAGCGAACGGCTGCATGGTACGAACAGATGGCAACCATTCTCTCCGCTAGCGAATTAGGACATCTGTTTGCATCTCCAAGAGAGCGAGCTAAACTTGTCCTATCAAAGACTGTACCTTACGTCCAACGATATCAACCACTTGCTATTCCATCAGATACAATGAATGCGTTTGATTGGGGAATTCGCTTTGAACCAGTTGTAAAACAAATATATGAAGATAAATATGGTGTTACCTTGAAAGAATTGGGTCGACTTCGTCATCCAGTGGATAATCGCTGTTCGGCTTCACCTGATGGATTGGTATATCAATGTCCTAACAATATTAGAAATGGTCGTTTAATTGAAATCAAATGCCCTGTGACCAGAGAAATTGACGGAACTGTTCCAAAAGATTATTATTCACAGATGCAAATGCAACTTCAGGTAACGGGCTTGATGCATTGTGATTATATAGAAGCAGTTTTCGCATCTAAATATAATAATAATGTCATAAAAGAAGGCCCATCTCAATATAATGGATATGTTGCTATTATTCGCTATGCAGAAATGAAGGGAGATCAGGAATTTTACTACATCTACAGCCCCATTAATATAGCCGATTGGATTCCAGATATTCAAGAAGGAGAAGAAATCGTCGAAATAACACCATGGAGACTAATGCAGTGGAGTGAACAAATTGTTTCGCGCAATGAAGGATGGTGGCAAGCTCTTCAACCAATTATGAATACCTTTTGGGAAGATGTTGAAAAAGCAAAACGAGGCGAATTTACTATACCTGAATCAACACGTGCTCCAAAGAAACATAAAATAGAGAAATGTTTAATCCAATTTCATAAAGTAGATGAAAATGGAAATAACATACAATTATCATAAAATAGTATATAATTACTTACTATATGTTGCTTCGCTTACACTTCCACCTGTATTATTTTTTGGGATTGACATGGGATCCGCCTTATAAAAGTTAAGAACAAGTTCTTGGTAAGGTGAAGAGCAACTATCAGGATAGCCACGCTTATAATTATTAGTCATTTGACGGAAATTACCTGTTTTTGTTATCATTCGGTCAAAATTGGCAGCATAACATGATCGACTGTTGACACATGAAATAGATTCTTTTACACGTGGCGGAGACATAACATCTTCCAATAAATGATAAGGCTGATTATTATAGAGTTCAACAGGGCTTGGTGCATTGGGAGGATATTCTAATATAGAACCCTCCTTATCGGAGAGAAGAGCATTAGAATCCTTAGTAGTAATGCTTGGATTTTCAAAGTTTTCCCAATAAGAATATGTCGGATAACCAAAACGATACCAATCAGCTCGTTCCCACCAATTCTTTTGAGAAGAGCGACCATAAGGAGCAATGATATGAGGCATGGAAGATTTAGAAAGTGATATAACAATGACCGCCATTATCAAAAAAAGTACAATAACACTCATAGCATATGATGCCATTTCTATCTAATTGCATTATTGTTAAAAATTTGACACACTAAATTGTGTAAATACATGGTATTCCGGAAACATGTCCATCATTAGTATGCAAGTTATTAAGCGAAACGGCCAGACGGAAGCGGTATCATTTGATAAAGTATTGAATCGTATCCATATTGCATCAAATGGTCTTGACGTCAATCCAACTCTCATTGCTCAACGTACTCTGATGCGAATCTATGATGGTGTAAAGACATCGGAGTTAGATGAACTTGCCGCTCAGCTTTCCATTTCTCTCATGACTACCAATCCAGATTATGGCACACTCGCTGCACGTCTTGCCATTTCCAATCATCATCGAAATACGTCGGACCGCTTTACCGATGTCGTTCATGAATTGGCCCACCAAACAACCGAAAAAACAGGAGAGCCCGTATGCAATGTCTCTCAAGAACTCATTGACTTGTGCGAAAAGCACGGTGATGCTATTAATAAACGTATAGACTATCAACGTGATTATCTCTTTGACTATTTTGGATTCAAAACCCTAGAAAAATTACAATATCTTCTTCGAGATACCAAAGGAAAAACACTGGAACGCCCTCAACATCTCATTATGCGTGTTTCCCTTGCGCTATGGGGGTCAGTTGACCTAGAGCAGGCCTTTCACACCTATGAGCTTCTGAGTCAGAAATATTTCATTCATGCCACACCGACCAACTTTAATGCTGGAACACCGAGACAACAACTTTCCAGCTGTTTTCTCCTTGCTATGAAGGATGACTCAATTGCTGGAATCTATGATACACTAAAAGATTGCGCGCTCATTAGTAAATACGCAGGTGGCATTGGTCTTCATATTCATAACATTCGTGCAAAGGGTTCACTAATTCGAGGAACAAATGGAACAAGTAATGGAATTGTTCCAATGTTGCGCAACTTTAATGATACTGCACGCTACGTTGATCAAGGTGGCGGTAAACGCAACGGCTCTTTCGCCATGTATTTGGAGCCATGGCACGCAGATGTAGAGGACTTCTTGCGCTTGAAGCTCAACACAGGCTCAGAAGAAGAGCGTTGCCGAGACCTATTTTATGGTCTATGGATTCCTGACTTGTTTATGGAGCGTGTGGAGAAGAATGAGCCATGGACGCTCTTCTGTCCTTCAGAAGCACCAGGACTTGCAGATGTCTATGGAGAGGAATTTAGAACATTATATGAGCGATACGAAGCAGAAGGTCGGGGCAGAAAACAGATAGACGCACAGAAGCTCTGGTTCAAAGTATTGGATTCTCAGATTGAAACAGGTACACCCTATCTTCTCTACAAGGATGCTGCGAATCAGAAATCCAATCAAAAGAATTTGGGAACGATTAAATCATCCAATTTGTGTGTCGCACCTGAAACATATATTCTGACAGATAAAGGTCAGATTCCAATTGTTGAATTGGCTGGAAAACAAGTGAATGTATGGAATGGAGATAAATGGTCAAATACCACAGTAATAAAAACAGGTGAACAACAGAAACTGATTACAGTTTATCTCAGTAATGGAGCACAGATTACATGTACTCCATATCATAAGTTCATTATTCGTTCAGGAGACTCAAGTATTAAGAATGCAGCTCGAGTAAATGCATGTATGATACAAGAAGGAACTGAACTTATTGCCTATCATATACCAGGACAAAATACAACACATCTTATCACAGTTCTATCAGTACAAGATAATGGTCGTGTAGATGATACCTATTGTTTCAATGAGCCTGATAATCATGCTGGTGTATTTAATGGCATTCTAACAGGAAACTGTACCGAGATCATAGAATACTCCGCACCTGACGAGACAGCTGTCTGTAACTTGGCCTCCATCGCGCTCCCTTCCTACGTTAACGATCGCACATTTGACTTTGATAAACTTCGTGAAGTAGTGGAGACAGCAACTGTTAATCTAAATCGTGTCATTGATATTAATTATTATCCGACACCTGAAACGAAGAATTCGAATATGCGTCATCGACCTATTGGACTTGGTATTCAAGGATTGGCAGATGTCTTTGCCCTGTTGCGCATGCCATGGGAATCAGAGAAGGCGGCTGATTTGAATCAACGTATATTCGAACACATCTATTATGCAGCAGTTAATGCATCGGCTACCATTGCAAAGAAAGACGGTCCATATTCTACGTATGAGGGTTCTCCGATGTCAAAAGGGCTATTCCAATATGATTTGTGGAATGTGGTGCCTCTTACAGAAACCGATGGATCGCTTGATTGGGCGGCTCTTAAGGAGAAGGTGAAACAGTATGGTGTTCGTAATTCACTTCTTGTTGCGCCAATGCCAACGGCATCTACTTCACAGATTCTTGGATT